CTTCTAAATCTAAAGACTCTTGGACAAGCGTATTTATTCTCTTCAGTTCTTGCAATAAATAAACTCTAAAATCAGCAGCACCTTCGTTTAATGAGCCAATATATTTAGCCAACAGTTCCTGTTGCTCTGGCAGTAAGTTTCCATATTTTTGATTATAGCGACTTATAAACTTTTTTATGACTAAATTACTTGGAGTCTCTAATTCTTGGATCTTCTTTTTAGTGGCGGTTAATCTTTCTACAATCTTGTATTCCAGCAAGACTCGATTCTTCAGAGGCACACGATCACCAAATATCTGTGCCAAAGTTGCTAAATTTTTATAGTTTGGCACAAAATTATTGTATGTTTCTGATCCCAGGGAAGAGTTTATTTCCTTGATTAACTTTGATTGTGCTTGAAATATTTTTTCAGACCCCAGATCATCATAAGTCTTCTTAGCACGAAATACCATCTTCTCAGCAGTATAACGATCTAGCCCAGACTCTTTGGCGAGGGCATCATAGCACTCCAGAACAATATTTAAAGTCTTTTTGTTTCCAAAATGTTCTTTAATAATTCCTTTAACCTTTGCAGTTCTCTTGGAATTGTTTGAGACAATACTTTTTGTCAGTTCTCTGATGAGTGTCTCATATAAAAACGCTGTATTTCTTTTTTTGTTATGCTTAACTTTCATCTTTTTTTCCCAATTGCTCCAGAAGAACTTTTATGTCGTGCTCCGTTTCAAACAACATTACCTCTCCGTCTTTATCTTGTGATTCTCCTGTTATCCCTCTCGACAAGGGAGACATCTCGCCACTCCACCCTTTAAATAGGTTTCTCTGAGAGGATGAAGCCAAATTGTTTCCTGCGGATGAGAGATAACTTCTTTTTCTTGCACCTTGTTTCCATTTTGGATCTTTAACTGGGGTGTATCCATCATCTCTCTGTCCCGGCTCCGGTTGCGAAAGGAGTGGACCTTCATCTGGTTCCTCCCCTTCTGCTTCGCCAGCCAAGGGGTCGTCCCCGCCTGGATCACCAAGAGCATCGTCGGTGTCGGCACTCATTTCAGAACTAATAGCCTCGCCAGTACCTTCCAGCACAGAGGTTGTCTTGGCATCACCAAATTGTTCAATCTGTATTCTCTGTATGTCTTCGTCAGTAAGTTTGAAAATGTTCTTATAAACCCATCTTTTCGAAAAATAACCATCAGTTGCAGCACCGGCAATATCAAACTTAGTCCTCAAGTGTTCTAATTCCTGCAATTCTGCAATTTTAGATGGGTTATTCAGAGACAACTGGAAGGAAAGCAAGTCGTTGTTGCGATACCCCAAGGTGTAAAGATGAATAATACACATTTTCTCTAGTTCTGCAATGACAACTCGCTGAAGTCTTTGGATTGTTCTTGCAAAGCGAATGTCCTTTTGTGCCAAAGTTGTTTTGTCTTCCTGGGCATCAGATTGTGCCAAATATGCCTTGGGTACTTTGAGCGCAGAAAAAAGTTTATCTCTTAAATAATTTACATCATCTATGTCGCCAGTAAATTGACCGCCGGCCAGACTTTCAATTCTTGTATTATTTGCAGAACCTCTCACAGGGATATAATAGTCCTCGTCAATGCTCATGGCATTGTACCTGAGATCCACTTTTCCTGAGTCTTCGTCAACTATTAGGTTTCTTTTCATCTGTGTTTTAATTTGTTCGATATATTGCTCAACATCTTCAGCAGCAATATTTCCAACATCAATATAGAAAACTCTGCGCTCTGGGGACCTAACAATTCGATAAGCCATCATAGCGTCTTCCAGGAGGGTTAACTGCCTCCAGATTCTTCTTGCCGGTTCGAGTACCGATGTTCCGTAGGGAACATATTTATCATTCCCTAGAACTCGAAAATGGCAAACTTGCCAATTCTCAAAGGTAACGCCATTCTGACCTTCTGCATTTTGCCAAAAATACTGGATGTAGTTTGGGTTAGTGGGGTCAGTTCCCTCTATCCTTTCGACTTCACGTACTGGGAGTGGTATGACATTAGTTATGCCAGTGTCATCGTCTACATCAAGGTACAAGAAGTAGTCCCCATACTTGCACATACTTCTTGCCCAACCGAACAAGTTAGAATTTATGTTTAGGACATTATAAAGAAGTGTCTCCAATATATCCTTTATTTCTCTGTTGTGACAATCAATACCGACCAAAGGGTTAAAGACAGTAGACGTAGTTATCTCATCAGCGTAGATATCTAAGGCAGATGCGATCTCGGGCATGTACTCCATCTGCTCGAAATCTGTGTATCTGATCTGTTTATTTCTCTGGTAGAGGACTTTATTACTCAAATCCCCAAAAGGATTATAGTACTCTTTCTTTTTAAACTCTCTGCCGGTACTGCTTGTAAAAGTATACTTCTTTACATCTCTTGATGTTCCCCTCACGACCGAGGGTCGATCGTAGTTCACGATCGGACCACTGAACAAACGAGTGAGACGGCGAAATAAATTCGATGTATTGTTTCTTGGGTTGTTAGAATTGTCTGCCATTTTTATCCCTTAATTATCCATGTTAGGTCGTGTGTGCGTCCGTCAGTGCCCTTAAATGTTTTCTTCTGGGGCTTGAAGCCGTGCTGACCTTCTATTTTAGTGTTAAAAGTATTTGTCGAAACAGAAATACCGCTAATCAATGCTCTTTTGTACTCTAATTCTCTTTTGTTAACAGTCAAAGCGGTATCCCTAACCCAACAAGCAATAGACGCTGCTATAACAAGATCATCGTTATAACTTCTCATTGCCTGAGGACGACCATTGTGCCAAACAAAAGTCTTAACTTCGTTCGCCAACCTCATCGAATTAATAGTAATTAGTTTATTTCTCACGAATTCCTCAAACTTAGCAATAACTAATGGTCTAGTTTTCATTGACATTGTAAAACCTGCCACTCCGCCAATCGCTTCTGCGGTTAACTCATCTACATACTCGTGAGTTGATTTTACACTATAATATAAATTTTTATAAGCTAATTCTTGAAGTCTGCTTAAAACACCTATTCCAAACGAATTGTTTTCTATAACCAACAAGGCATTGTTGTACTCAGTGCCCATAGAATATAAAACTGGAGCAAACATATCAGGAGTTATTTTACCCTGGTATTCGGCTACTTGTGTCATACTGGCAACATCAAAAATATGCGCCACACTATAATCTGATCCATCTCCCCTGGCAATATCTGATACCATCAAGTATTGTTTGCTGGGGTCTGGTTCTTCCCAGATCCAATAGTTTCTATCGAATCCTGTTTTTCTCTTAGGTTCTGAGGCTCTCTCTATAATTTTCTTTAGGTCATCACCGTGAACTACGGTATCACCTGATGCATTAAAATTGCACTCAAGCTCTTGCGCAATTTCACGCCGAGACATATTACGAGTCTCCTTTTCAAACCATGCTTGGTTTCTTTCCGGATGGACGTTCCAAGGGAGCCTTATCGTATGAAAGTCGTTTTTATTCTCTTGAGCCTCTGTGTAAGTCTTATGAAACCAATTTCCAACACCATTTGGAGTAGACAAAGCGATACAGCGTCCACCCGTAGATAGAGTTGGGTATAAGCCTGCCCACAACTCATCAATACCGTCAACAAAAGCCGCCTCGTCTATGACAAGCAGAGACAGTGCTTCTGAACGACCTGCATCACCGGAAGTAGAGGAAGCCTTTACTTGAGATCCGTTTGTTAGTTCAAAGGAGTTCCTGTTGTCAACAGCAATGTCAGATATTTTTAACCATGCTGGCAGGTTTTTGTGTATGGCTTTTATTTTTTTAACCAAATTGGCAGCAGTACCAAGTTTGGTGGCTACAACCAAAACATTTTTATCTTTTGCAAAAAGCATAAGCCAACACACATAGGCAGCGACGGTCGTTGAGATACCCAACTGGCGAGCCTTGAGAATTACACTAAATCTATTTACTTTAAAGTCGTGAAGCGCCTTCTCTTGGAAGTCGTATAGGTCAAAAGGGATAGATCCTCTCATTGGATGAGAGATCTTTGCATATTTCTTGCAGAAGAAAGCCGGGTCTTTCCCGCAGCGGACTATTTCCGCCATAATCTCCTGTTTACTCGATGGCATTAAGCCTCCGGTGTATCAGGGTTCTTTGGTGCTTTATCGTTCGAAGGTCTCTTGTCCGAAGACAGTGCCAAGAAATCCTGGAACTTTTTTTCGTAAGACATTAATTCACTTCTGTCTGAGGATTGACGAACCGAGGCTACCTCTTCTAGACCGCCAATCTTATATTGCTTTGTTGCCTGAACCCAAGTATGTTTTCTAGACATTGATTGAACCAAGATATCTGCGTCTGCGACTTCTGTAAGGGATACAGAGTTTTTTGTGATTTTTTTGTATTCTTTCTTCAAAAACTTTGCAATATCAGAAAACTTTGCCTCAATTTCATTTTCAAATTGATTTCTGGGGTGCATCTCTTTTACTAAGGACTCGCCCTGATAAGTAACAACGAGTTGGTCAGCAGCAAAACGGACCTTAAACCCGTCCATAACACGGCTATCGATTATCGGATGACCATCTTCTCGGTTCAAACCAATCTTTAATGGTTCTCCGTTTTCGTCCAGAGCACCATCGTATGCATTTGCTGCTGCTTGACTAAGACCTCTAACTATCTCTAGTACTGTTGCCATTTTTTCTTCCCCTTAAAATTCCCATAATATAATCTTTTTCTGGTCGCCAGCCGTCTTGCCATTCTTGTTCGTTTCTATCAACAAAATCAATATAACAAAGGTGACAGCACTTAAACCTATTCATATATAGGTCGTCCTGCGGCGAAAATGAATATGTTTTACACACCGGGCATGATCGATTGTCTTGAATCTTGCCTCTTTGGCGTTTAGCACTCGATCCTTTGGTGTGCGACGCCTTTTTTAATTCTTCAACATATTCTTTTTCTTTTTCAGGTGACCACTCTGATCTAAAATCTTGAACGGTTACTTTGCCATATTTTTCTGCAATTGACTTTTCAACTGCTGCTATATAATTTGGATCTTTTTTATTCATTTTTGATATACGGCGTGTACAATACCAACAGAAAGACCAGTACCTAGCAGCAAACCTGTGACAATTCCGACTGTTCCCCGATTTCTGTCAAACCATGAGTTGTTTTTCTTCAGTTGGTCCTCTAGTTTTACGATAGAGGATTGATATATTTTCTCGGCTTTGTCACAGACCTGTTTATCTACAGAGCATTCAGACAGTTTGGCGTTGGTGTCAATTTTCTTTTCCAGTATTTTGCGAAAGTCTTCTTCGCTTAAAAGAATACCAACATAAGTACTGCCCTCTTGTTCAACAACCGCTGGGCGAGGGTCAAACTTGACTACCTCAGCCGCAGCGGCGTTGAGCGATAAGAGCAATATGAATGCAACTATTCTTTTCATACTACTTCAAGAATTTCTGAAGACCGTCAATGCGCTTAGAAGGTCGGTTAAGCCCACTAACCAAGGTATAAGTTACAAGTTTATCACGCTTATCATCTTCATAGATGCCACGGTGGATAATAGCGCCGCCGGTCAAAGCAGCCAAAGTGTCAAAACCAAACTCAATACTGTCCATCAAGCCTGCTGTTTCTTCGAAGATTACTTCTCCGCCGACAACAATACAAGCAGCGCCAGAAGCTGTAGTAAGATCAAACCCCTCAGCAAGAAGAGTTTTTTCTAAATTCTTCTTTAAAGCATTCGATATTGCTGTCTCGCTCTCGACATCCTTAACGCTTGTAACGCCCATGATCATACATCCTGGCTGGCGCATGATACTATCATAATCTGTAGCATCAAAAGTTGTGTATTCTGAATCTTTGTTTGCTAGGACGTTGAAGACATGGAACAAACCAGCAACGGTGTTGTTGATAGTTGTCCAGAACTTCTTGACTGTAAGTTTTGGATAGAGTTTCTTGATTTTCTCATTGTCTACCATGATGAGGGGAGCAATCTCTCCCTTTTCTGCGAGGTCGCAAAGTTGCGTAATTCGTGCATGGGCATTTTTAGCAACTGTTGGAGAAGCAGACTCACCAGCAGTAGGCAAAGAAGCCACGACACCAACACGTTGGTCTACATCTTCTACCCCAATATAGGTAAAATACTTTTTAGCCACTTTAATAAGGGTATTGACCGTTCCGCCGCCTGATCCGCCAGACACACCTAGGCAAATTAAAATGCGGTCAACGTTAGTTCCAAAAATTTCACGGAATTTGTTAAATACTTCCTGTTCTTTCCTCTCGATGGCTGCTTCTGCTTTAGCCTGATCTTTACCAGCACCCTGCTCACCG